CAACAGATGGCTCTGGGCTTGGCTCTGGTGACGGCTCTGCGCTTGGTTCTGGCGTTGGGAGCGCGCTGGTAGTCAGCCACTCAGTTGGCACGGTGCCGTATCCCAGAGTTGGTGCGCCGTACCAGAGACGCGCACACGCGCCACCGCCCCACTCGAACATCCAGATGTTGAGCGCGTAGGACTGACCTGCGACGAGCTGCGAGTAGCCCTCATTTGGTCCTGACCAGTGACCGCCGCAGCCGTGGAAGTTCCAGTCATCAAGCGTCAGCACGCCGTCTAGCGTCATTCGCCAGCCATCGTCGCTCCAGTTGAGGAACTCCCACTGGCCGCTCTCTGGCACGGTCAGCCACCCTGTGAAGTTCACAAGGAAGAAGTCGCCTGGGCAGCCCTCTGCTGGTGGAGCGCCACCCCAGTCGTAGTCGATGTTTGGCACGACGGCGGAGTAGCAGACTGGCAGGTCTGGCGTGGTCTCCCACGGAACGAGTCCAAGTGGTGAGCCGTCGTAGACGGTCATCGTCACGCCCTGCTGTGGCAGATCCTCAGCGCGCACGATGGGCAGGAAGATGAGCGTGCTGAAGATGATCCCCAGCAGTGGGAACGCGGCGCGCTTCACTTAGCGAGCAGCGATGCGAGTAGCGGCACAAGTACGCTGAACAACAGCGCACCGATAGCCACTAGTCCTCCTTTGAGTTTGTCCACATCTGAGCGCACCTGATCCAACTTGGCAGAGTGTGCGTCCAGTCGCTCGATCAGCGAGTCAATCTGGCGTGGGGTCATCGTGCCTCCAGCGCCTTCAGGCGCGTGTCGATGTCGAGCAGCGCCTGCACGACGAGCGCCTCCATCTCGTTCTGCGGAATGTTCACGGCGAGCACCTCGGTCGTGTCTACGAGATCCGCCTCTCGCTCGTCTACGCCGAGTGTCTCAACCCAGTGCTTGAGATCGGTAGTGGCCACCTGGTCGGCAATGAACCCCATTCGTGTGCCGTCGTCGTCTACTGCTTCTGCACGGCCGTGCGCCTCTGGTCGCTTCCACTTGAACGCTACCGGCACGAGTTGGCGGAGTGTGTCCAGCGCTCCTGAGATCTCGGTGATCTCTTCCTTGAGGCGAGAGTCAGATGGCGTAGTGAGCGCGGCATACTTCCAGCCTGAGCTGTAGAAGTAGGCGCGGTTGTTGGTTGTGTCTACGGCAATGCCACCACCGCGAAGTCCATCAGCGAAAGCGTCGGTCGTTCCTGTTCCGTTGATGTTTGTCGTTGGCTGACCTGCGGTTGCCTTGGTGATCAGCACGCCAGAGACGGTTGAGGCTGTTGCCGCTGCAACATCGCACGCAGGGTTGGAGTGTTGCCACATACGCTGGTTCGTTCCGCCAAGAACGAAGCGTGGGCCAGTTAGCGCGGTTGCTCCATAGAGCGATCCGCCTAAGCCGATGTCGCCAGCTACGGCGAGCGAGTCATCAGTCTTTAGCGTGTTGGCGGCCGACCGGAAGAGGTTGGTGTCTCCTCCAATGGTTAGCCCTGAACCAGCCGTCGTGCTTGTAATGGTGATCTGATCCGCACCACCGCTTGTGTTATCCACAACAAGGTTTCCTGTTTGCACCAAGACCGCATCAATGCCGGTGCCAGCGTCGCTGCTAATGAACGGAGAGGTCACCGTCACAGAGGCAGAACTGATTTGGAGCTTGCCATAGCCAGCAGTTAGCGATGTTGGCATAGCCGTATCAACAGATGTGATGCCGTTGGCCTTCCACATTGCACCTGGACCATATGTCGCTGTGTCAACTCGATCCGCTACTAGAATCATCGGTTGACCAGGAATCAGCTTGACCTCATAAAGATCAATCACATAGGACGATGCGTTTGTCGTTGTTGCTGCTACTTGAATGACGATTTGTGCATACGCAGCGTCTGCTGGGGCATTCAATCGCTCAGTATTCGCAATGAAGAGCCCTGTGCTTGTATTGATGAAATCAGCAAAATCGTATGTGCGCGAGATAGCAGTTCCTGTATTGGTCTGATCTGCTTTCAGATATTGCAAAGAGATCACTAGGTCACGAGTTGTGATATTGCTCGATCCTCCGGCAGTGACTTCTAGAGAATAGGCGTAGGCTCTGTCTCTTGTTGCCGCGATAGGAACATTGCGAAAAATCAACGCCGATTTACTCGCCGTATTTGCCGCAACAGTCCAGCGAAGAATGTTCCCTGATCCAGAGCCAGAATCCGTGACGATGGCGCAAGTGATCGCTCCTGCGCTGCTATCGGTGAAGGTCCAGTACGGCAGTGGGTTCTCTGCGGTGATCGTGTCGCCAGCAGCATCCGGCGGAATGGCAAAGTCGCCGTTCGCCACGCCAGCCTGAATCTCGCGCAGCGCAGCTGGACCGAAGAGCAGCGCCGTTGCGCCGTCGCTCGATGTGCTGACGAGCGGTGCGCCCTTGTCGGCGTTTACGCCGCCCTCAAATGCACCAAAGCCCTCTAGGTTTGTGCCGTACTTACCCATCTCTACTCTCCTGCAATGAGGCCGCGCAGCCCCTTCAGATACTGACGGCGGAAGTCCGCCTGAATCTCATACTGGACTTGGTAGGTGCCGCCGCCCTCTGCAAAGCGCATCGTGACGGTAGGGATGTAGAGGATAGCGGCAGAGAGGTCAAGCGCTGGAGCGGTGAGCTTCACATACTGCCCTGGTAGCCACGCCTTGATGAGCGTATAGGTCGCAGCGGCAGTTAGCGCGTAGCCTTGGCTGTAGCCGTACTCCCAATCTGGCGCAGAGGTCTGGCTGAGGTTCGCACCGGCAACCGTGAAGGACACGGTGCGTACTGGCTTGCCGCGCGTCACCATCGTCGCTCGCGCGAGCGAGCCGATAGACACGCCGCGATCCGCCTTGGCGACGATCTTCGGCGCGCTGAATACTTCGTGCGGCAGAGGACCATTGCGGCTTGCCAGACCAGCGCCGTTGCGGCTGTAGGTGCCTGTGTAGGTGCGGAAGTATGGGTCGTTGGTCGGAGCCGTGGGCCAAGTCTGGTTATTGTCGTAGCGCGCATAGGCTGAGTCAGCCTGCACAAAGATCCCCTTGACGATGTCCGAGTGATCGAGATTGACCGAGAGGTCGCGTGCCAGCAGGCGCGTCACGGTGGAGGCGCTGCCAGTCTGGACGCTTGCAGGATCGGTGACGATCTCTGCCGGAGCCGTGGCGTAGGTTGGGGCCGTGGTCTTTGGTCCGTAGTTCAGTCGCCCATCGGTATCAACCCAGTAGCGGTACTGAATGTCAGCGATGCCGCCTGCTGCCTCAGCGACCTGATCCAAAGCGCTTTGTAGCGTTGATGCCTTGAAGGTCTGCTTGCCGATGGTCTGCGCGGAGCCTGTGTAGATCGCTCGCGTAGAGCCGCTGATCACGCTCGTGTCTAGGATCTGTCGAGTGGTCGCATCGTTGACCTGTGTGTTTACGCGAGCCAGCAAGCCGTTGATGATGTCTCGGTCGGTAGAGGTAGACGAGCCAAGCGTGAACGAGTCCACAAAGGATGTCGCTCGGATACCTGTCGTGCCGTTGCGAACGATGGTCTTTTGCAGCCAGCCATCTGCGTCCTCAGCAGTGACGGTTGCGCGCGATCCTAGGCCGTTCTCCAGCATCCGCGCATCAATGCCGGTCACATAGCCAAGGAAGATTGGTGACGAGACGCTGTAGCGGCTGTCAAAGAACTGGACGCGCGCATTGTCGTAGACCGCGCCAGAGCGCCACCACGGCCCTGCCACTGGAGTCTTTGGCTCAATCACATCGAACTGCATTGAACCGCCGTTGCCGTCGCCTGAGAGCGTGAGCGTCAGGCTGGCAAGGTCAACATACGGCGTGGTCGTAGCACTTGGAGCTGGGAGATCAAGAAGGTTCGCGCCGCTGTCAACGCCAGCCACGATCAGGCTGAATGGGTTCGCCATTTAGCGGCCTCGCTTGAAGGTGCCTGTTCGGTTGATCGAGTCAGTCACGACAGTGTCCACCTTGCCTGTACCGATGTAGATGTTGTTAGTAGTTCCAGCCTTTGCAGCGGCAACCATTGCAGGGTCCACACCTGAGACGGCGAGCGAACCTTCACCGTATCCAAGAGCCTTCAGTGCAAGAGGGATGGCGACTGGCAGAGCGAGTGCGGTAGCAACTGTTGCTGCCGAGAATCCAGCGACGCTTGCGGCTCCAGTCGCAACCGTGCCGCCAGCACCTGCCGCGATACCTCCAACAACGGTTCCTGCACCACCAACAACATTCGTTGTAACAGTAGCTGCAGCCATCTTCGCTCCGTATGCGGCGATAGCCTGATTGACAATAGCTCCTGTCAGTGCAGATGCGAGTGACGCAGGAATCTGCGCTGCGATGTTGGCAACGATCAGCGCGGTGAATGGGTCCATCCCATCCTTTACAAGGTTGGCCGTAATCGCACCCTTGAGTCCACCGAACGCTGCGCCAATGCCAGAGACCAAGAGCGTGATTGAACCGCCTGGACCGAGAAGGTCATCAGCGCTCTTACCGATGCCAGTGATCTTGTCAACAAACTTCTCAATGCTGATCAGCGCCTTAGGTACATTTGCCTCAAACTCGGCGAAGAGCGATGGCAACTTATCCAGGATCTTATTGACGATGATGTCTGCCCACTTCTGCAACTTAGGCGTATTCGCCTGAATCAGATGCGAGAGACGCTCGACATACGGATTCAAGCCCTTGAAGAGTTTGCCGATGGCAGGGAGGAATGCTTTGCCGAACTGTTCCTTCAGCTCAGCAGCGCCAATCTTCAATGACTCGAACGAGCCAGCAACGCTGTCAGCGTAGGCGCCTGCTGCACCCTTAGTCTTCTTGAAGAGCGCGTTGAGCGCCTCCTGACCCTTGATGCCCTTCTTCGTGATACCAAGCGATGTGAGCAACTTTCCACCAGCACCGGCATATGCCTTACCCACCGCAATAGTTGCATCTCCGAGAGACATACCAGTAGTTCGCGCCAAGTTCATAGCAATCGTCTGCATCTTCTGCGCGACGGCATAGTCCTTGGTAAAGCGCGTGCTCGCTTCTACTGAGGCGCGTACCTCATCGTCTGTAAAGGCGAGCTTCTGACCAGCGACGATCTGCTTCTCAACGGCAGCAGCAACAGCCTCTGTTGCGAATCCACGCGCCTTGAGCGCTGCGTTGAGCTTCGCCGTAGCCTGCTCGTCAAGAGCCGCATCCTTGATCGCAGATGCGGTGAATGCACCAACGCCAGCAGCGATACCGGCAATGCCGAACGTCAGTTTCTTGAAGTCAGAGCCAATGTTGCTAGCCGTCTTGCCAAGCGTACCGAGCGCCTTATTGACCGTCTTGATGTTTTTAGACGCGGCGTCTCGTGCGCTGATCGTTGCATTGACGGTTACATTAGCCATTGCTTACTCCTACCCTGCTCGCAGGTTAGACATATTCGGCTTGATGCCAAAGACCTTTGCATCTGCCCTGAGTCGATTGTTTCGTGCCGAGCTGGCGATTGCCTTGACCTTGTCTGAAGCCTGATTACGGCGCTTGGCTTCCGCTTGGAGTGGGGTGAGTGGGCCGACAAAGTCCGGCTTATTCCACTGCCGCAGAGCGTTCTCTGACTGGAACTTGGTGGCAGTGCCGTTGGCGTACTCGATCTCAAGACCAAGCACCTTGGCGCGCATCGCCTCATCGTTGATGAGCAGGACGATGGTCTTCGCCATTGCATCCTTGGCTACCTGGATATTAGCCTCTACTGCTTCAATCACGAAGTTGCTGCCACGAGTTCCAGGGTGTTCAATAAACTTGCGGTCAGAGAAGAGATTGGCAGCAGTCACCTTTGGGATGGTGTGTGGCTTCGTACCCTTGACAGCGAACCAGGCGTACCACGATTGCTTCTTACCAGCGACTGGTCCAACGATGGCACCTGGTCGAGTGATGCGTGAGCGACGGCCGCGCACACTCTTAGCAAGTTGACCTGTGTCAGCCGGAGCCTTGGCTCGGACATAGGGTGCAAGGGAGCGAGCTGCGTTGACCGTGGCGAACTGTTCCAGCTTACGAACACCACGCCAACCGAGAGAGTTTAGGAATGCCTTCTGGAGCGCCTCTGCTTCGGCACGCACGTTGCCTTGCAGTTGAATCTCTACCGCGCTCTTAGCCACTCACTTGCTCCTTGGTTGAATCTCGCAATACAGACCCCAATAGGTCATTAGGTCTTCAGCCGTTGCGGTCTTCAGTATCTCCCAAGGTGGCACGCCGTAGGCGGTGCCGAGTGTGTGCGCGATGATCTCTGGGCTGGTCACCACGACTGACTGTCCGAT